GATTACCCAATTCCATAGAACCGAAGGCAGGCGGTACTGCCACATGGGCAACTAACACCCCTGCACCTTTAGATGGATTTGAAGAGGAGTACTCTATCAAAGAGTCTATCATTGCAATGAAAAAAGTTACGGATAAAGATGTTCGTAGACTTGTTAGAAAAGTATCATGGGTTGCTGGAACAACTTATGAGATGTACAGACATGACTATAATATTTACAATCTCACACCAATTACTTCACAGGGAAGTTTGTACGAGGCAAATTACTACATAGTGAATGAAGACTTGAAAGTTTACGTTTGTCTGCAAAATGGATCAGACCCTGAGAACCCAAAGGGAAGGCCTTCATATGACCAACCCACATTTGTTGACCTTGAGCCAAGGGCAGCTGGCACTAGTGGCGATGGTTACGTTTGGAAATACCTTTATACGATTAAACCATCAGAAATCGTTAAATTTGACTCTATTGAATACATACCTGTGCCCGAAAACTGGGGAAAGGAAGGCGAGACTATTGCAACAAAGGCTAACGCTATAGATGGAAAGATCGAAGTTGTGGTTGTTGATAATCGAGGCTCTAACTATCAACCAATCTCTACATCTTTTGCCAATGTTCCAATTCTCGGAGATGGATCAGGAGGAAAGGCAACAATTACGGTTGATTCTTTCGGAAAGGTATCTGAAGTATTTGTTACTGACGGAGGAGAAGGATATACCCACGGATCAATACAGTTCTTCCCAGGCGCTCCTGGCTCTGAGTCTGGCGGTGTTCTTGCTAACCTTACCAATACTGGAATAGGAACAACATCTTCTTCTAGTTTTAGTGTAATTATTCCACCTAAAGGTGGTCATGGATATGACGTTTATAGAGAACTCGGTGCATATAGAGCTCTTCTATATTCTAGATTTGAGACTATCGAAACTAACCCAGATATCATTGAAGGTAATGACTTTGCTAGGGTTGGACTAATAAAAAATCCCACTGTATTTGGTAGTAGTACAGAATTACTAGACACTGCCATGGTGAGTGGGTTGAAAGCAATCAAGATGGCTGGTGTTACAACAGGAACAACATATGCTGTTGACTCTGAGATTACACAGACAGTTGGTGTTGGATCGACTGCAATTGGATTTGTTGCATCATGGGATAAAGTAACTGGTGTGTTGAAGTATTATCAACCAATGGGTCTTGCATCTAGTGAAACTGGATATAAGATAATACCATTTACAGCAAATCCTGACGTTGGGTATGGATTGACCATTAGTGGGTCTTCTGTAACTGGTTCTTTATTATCGGTTGATACTGGTTATAACGGTGTCAGTACCTCAATAAATAATAAAGTCTATCAACTTGGTATGAATTTCAGTGCTGGTATTTCATCGGCAGAATTTAACACTAAGTCTGGTGAAATAATCTATATTGATAACAGGACTGCGATTCCCAGATCGGCAAGTCAAAAGGAAGACATCAAAATAGTGCTGGAGTTTTAAAAGCAAATGCCACAGAATACCAACTTAAATTCATCTCCATACTTTGATGATTTTGAAGAGTTAAAAAATTATCAGAGGGTACTATTCAAACCAGGCTTACCTGTACAGTCTAGAGAACTTACTACACTCCAATCTATTCTACAGAATCAGATTGAGAAGTTTGGTAAGCATTTTTTCAAAGAAGGTTCTGTTGTAATTCCTGGCCAGATTGCATATGATTCAGATTATACTTCTGTTCAGATTGATGACAGTCACTTAGGTATTCCTGTCTCTCTATACCTTGAAAATTTAATAGGTAAGAAAATTAAAGGTGAAACTAGTGGTGTTAGTGCTAAGATAGAAACTTATATTACAAATAGAGAGTCAACAAAGGGCGCATATACTCTATACATCAAATATCAGGGTTCTAGTGATACTGATTTTTCTAGAGCAAATTTTGCGGATGGAGAGAACTTATTACTTGAAGAAGATCTTAACTACTCTCTTTCTAGTATAAGATCTGGTGGAAGTTTTGCAACTACAGTAATTTCAAATGCAACTGCAACTGGTGCTGCAGCAAAGATTGCTCAAGGTGTCTATTTCATCAGAGGTTTCTTTGTAACTGTTTCTGACTCTACAGTCATCCTAGATCAATATACAAATGCACCTTCATACAGAGTTGGTTTATTAGTCAAAGAAGAATTAGTTACTGCTTCTGCATCTGACAACGATCTATATGATAATGCAAGAGGATTCTCAAACTTTGCAGCGCCTGGTGCTGATAGATTCAAACTCTCAACAACACTCATCAAAAAATCTCTTACAGATTTGAATGACGAGAACTTCATCGAATTGATGAGGATTGAAAATGGTGGATTACAAAAATTTGTCAAAGAATCAAACTATAATTTAATCCGTGATGAGTTAGCTAAAAGAACATTTGACGAATCAGGACATTATTATGTAAATCCATTTAATGTAACTGTTAAAGAGTGTTTGAATAATAGAGTTGGTAACGATGGTGCCTTCTACTCAAATCAACTAACTCAACAGGGAAATAACCCTACAGACGATTTGATGTGTTTGAATATAGGGCCAGGAAAGGCATACGTTAAAGGATATGAAGTAGAGACAATATCAACTACAACTTTTGATGTAGAAAAACCAAGAACTACAGAAAGAATTACAAACGAAGCATCACCATTTAGTGTAGGAAGACAGGTAGAACTTAATCATGTAAGTGGTTCACCTCCTGTAGGAATAGGTACAGATTCATACGTCAATCTTTTCAACAAGAGAACTGTAACTGTCGGAACAGGCAGTGGATTACAGGTTGGTGTTGCCAGATTATATGACATCAAATTAAAGAACGTAGGATATGCTGATTCTTCTACTATATTTGAATCTTCTTTATATGATATCCAAACATTTACATACCTCCAATTAAACACAGGAACTAGTGTAACTGTTCCCTCATATGTTGAAGGTAAGAATAGTGGTGCAACAGGATATGCTTACGAAGCTGCAAATAATTCTACACAGTTAGTATTGTACCAAGTAAATGGACAGTTTCAAGTTGGAGAACAAATAGAAATAAACGGTGTTGATGTATCTAGAAGTGTCAATAGAGTAGAAGATTATGGTATTGATGATGTAAAACAATTAGTAGGAAATGATCCGACTAATTATAAATTCAGTGCAGATACTGTGTTGAATTTAGGTCATCTACTTGCACCAGTTGCCACTCAATACACTGTTAGTCAGGCTGTTGCTTCTGCATCTACTATAACTTCTCCTAGTGCAGACTTTACCAGTGTTGGTATTAAAACTGGAGATATCATTCAGTATAGTGTTTCTGGTAATAATGTTCCTACAATGAACAGTGTGACTGGATTCACAGCACAGTCAATTACTCTTGAAGCAATTTCTGATGTTACTAATGTTAACTCAGGTTCATTACCATCTGCCGAAGTCAATGTAAATGACTTGTTCAAGGTTACTCTAGAAGTTAAGAATAACTCTAGTGCATTTTTATTCAGTGAACTAACAAAAAGTAATATTGCATCTGTAGACACAAATGGTGCAAATCTTGTGTTCAAAAAATCATATGCAATTACAGTTGCAAGTAATGCCTTTAGTGGAACATTAGAAACTGATGCAAATTTAACATTAGAACCATTTGATGAAGAAGACTACAACTTATCATTCAAAACAACTGGTGTCGTAGAATCTTTAACCGATCAGAAACTAACAGTCAGTGGTAGAACAGTTACTTTATCTGGGTTGTCTGTAGCATCTGGCGATGCTGTATTGACAGTGACCTTTAGAAAGATAAATGTAAAACCAAAATCAAAAGTATTAAAGAGAGCAACAGCATATACAATTAATAAGTCTGTAAAAACTGAGTCAGGCACTGGGTTAATGAAGTTGAATGATGGTTTAACATATGATACAACTTACAGTAATAGAGTTCAAGACAAAAGAATATCCTTAGGCGTTTGTGATGTTGCTTATGTTCTTGCTATATTAGAATCATCAACAACTTCTGATCCACAATTACCTACACTTGAATTAACAAATTTAAACTCCAATTTATTAAATGCCTTAAAAGGTGAAACTATAGTTGGTAAAAATTCTGGTGCATCAGCAATATTTGTGGAAACTAATGGTTCTAATGAAGTTAATTTTGTATATCAGAATGAAAATACATTTGAAGTTGGAGAAACAGTAACTTTTGAAGAGACTAATGTTCAAGGTATAGTTCAAACATTTGTTCCAGGCGATAAAGATATTCAAAACAACTTTGAATTTGATCCTGGCCAACAATTAGATTATGTTGATTTCTCTGCGATTATCAGAAGATCAGGAACAGAAGCTCCTACGAGAAGAATTACTATTATCTACAACAACTATGTAATTGATGCTGCAGACCCAGGCGACTTTGTAACTGTAAACTCATATGATTCCAAGTTGTATAAAGATAGTCTACCTAATGTTGGTGGATTGTATGCTTCTGATATTATTGACTTAAGACCAAGAGTCACAGCAACAGTCGCTGGTAGATCTCCTCAAGAGTTTTTAGCAAGACAGTTTGTGCCTGGCACATCTTCAACAACAAATATAATCGCAAGAGACAAAAACTTTAATATCTCATACGATTACTATGTCGGTAGAATAGATAAACTCTTCTTAAGTAAAGAAGGTATATTCTCTGTGGTAAAGGGAGCTCCATCTGAACAACCAAAATTACCAAACACAATTGATAACTCATTGGAAGTGGCAACTATCACCATGAATCCATATGTTTATGATACAGCCACTGTCAAACTGTCTCTTGCAAAACATAAACGATTCCGAATGAAGGATATCGCTACGATTGAAAGTAGAGTTAAGAACGTTGAATACTACACATCATTATCATTGCTTGAAGTAGAGACATCAAATATGTCTCTTCGTGATCCACAGACAAATCTTGATAGATTTAAGTCTGGATTCTTTGTTGATAACTTTAAGTCCGTATCTTCTGGTGATGTCATGAATAAACAATTCAAGGCATCTATTGACTCAACTGAGGGTAAATTAAGGCCACAACACTATACAACTTCTATTGATTTATTACTTGGATCAGAAGCAATAGTTGGTGCTGCGACTTCTTCAAACCCAAGTGCAGACTATAGATTTGCAGGCGATTTGGGTGATTCAAATGTCAGAAGAGTTGGTGATGTTGTATGTCTGAATTATGATGACAATATTTTCCTAGAAAACAAATTTGCTACTAGAATTGTAAATGTAAACCCATTTGCTGTTGTAAACTGGATTGGTCAAGTTGAATTAAACCCTGCAACAGATACATGGGTTGAAACAAGAAGAACTGCTGCAACCTATGATATTGAAGGAAGTTTCAACTCATTCATGGGCATGACTGGTGCAGATAGTAATAGTGGATTATCACCTATTGATTGGGGTGGTTGGGAAACTACATGGACAGGAAGAAGCTCTACTTTAGGGCCTCAAACAAGAATGGATGTAGAAACAACAGTTCTTAGCAGACAAGTTCAGAAGATGGGCCCATTTGTAGGCCCTCGTAGAGGTGGTATCCCCATCACTACAACTACCAATTTCTTAGAAAGAAGAGATGTATTCAGAAATGAAACTACAGTCACTACAAGAAATCAAACTAGAGAAGGTATTCAATTCAGAGTTGGTGAAAGATTTGATACTACAAGTCTTGGAGATAAGGTAGTCAACACAGAAGTTGTTGCTACAATGAGATCTAGAAACATTGAATTTGTTTGTAGAAGATTAAAACCAAATACAAGATTATATCCATTCTTTGATAATATTGACATGGCAAGATTTGTTGTGCCTAAACTTGTCGAAGTTACAATGGTATCAGGTACATTTGGTGCTGGTGAAATTGTAGAAGGAAGTCGTCCTAATTCCAACAATGATGCAATTAGATTCAGACTTGCAAATCAGGATCACAAATATGGCCCATACAATGCACCAACACAAACATATAAACAAAATCCATACGAACCATCATCATCTATTGCACCAACATATTCTTCAACTACTACAGTTTTAAACGTTGATACTGCAGCGTTAGAACTTCAAGCTGCATCTGGATTCTATGGATACATTACGACTGGAATGAAATTAGTTGGACAGTCTAGTGGTGCTATTGCAACCGTATCTAATATTAGACTTATTACTGACAAGGCGGGAGTTCTTATTGGATCTCTATTCTTACCAGATCCTACAGTTCCTTCAGCTCCAACATTCAATACTGGAACTAAGACATTTACATTATCATCTAGTTCTACTAATCAAACTATTTCTGGATTCACAGATAGTGAAGGTTCAGCGAACTATACTGCTGCTGGAACTCTACAGACTGTAGAGGCATCAACTCTTAGAACAAGAAATGCTGATGTTCAGAGGATTCCACAATCTGATTCTAGAACTGTAACAGACACAAGTACAAGGGAAGTAGTATCAACTTCATTTAATCAAAGATCAACTCGTCAAACAAGGTGGGTTGACCCTCTTGCACAATCATTTGAAGTTCCTGATATCAATGGTGTATATCTAACTAAGTGTGATGTTTACTTCCAAGCTAAAGATACAAACGAATTACCTGTTACACTTCAAGTAAGAACATTACAAACTGGTTTACCTACACAAGAAATTTTACCATTTGGTGAGTGTATTCTTGATCCAAGTGAAGTTGTACTATCAGAGGATGGATCTGCGGCAACTACATTTACATTCCCATCACCTGTTTATTGTGAAGGTGGAGGAGAGTTTGCTCTTGTTCTTCTTTCCGCATCTAACGAATACTTCGTATACATCTCTAGGATGGGTGAAGAAGATATAACGACTGTAAACTCAGCAGATTCTGAGAAAGTTATTGTATCTCAACAGCCATTACTTGGTTCACTATTCAAATCACAGAACGGTGCTACATGGGATCCGAGTCAGTTAGAAGACTTGAAGTTTAATCTATACAGAGCTGAATTTAATGCATCATCTGGTAGAGTCAACTTCTATAACCCAGATCTTGATATAGGAAACAGACAGATTGTTTCTCTTGCACCTAACCCAGTTGATATGCTTTCTTACAATGCTGTTGTAGGATTAGCTAAGAGTTTGAGTGCAACAGAACAAACTGGATTAGCTGGTGGTGTAACAATATACCAACAAAATAATCCTAATTTTAGAGCAAACTTAAATACCTTCCTCGGTGCGATTGGTATTGGAAGTAATCTAACAATTACTAATGCTGGCAGTGGATTCGCTTCAACTTCTGTTGTATACTCAGGTATACCTCTAGTTTCAGAATTTGGTAGAGGAACTGGTGCAACAGTTAATCTAACTGTAAATGGTGGAGTCGGAGTTGCAGCTACAGTTGCAATCGGTGGAACTGGATATGCTGCTGGCGACGTATTAACAGTATCTCCAACAAATACAGGCGGATTTGGAAAAAATTTAAGATTGACAATTCCAAACAATGTTGGTGTTATAAGTGCCTTCAATACTCTAGTCCTGAACAATATTCAGGGTGTACCTAAAGTTGATACCTCATCTTCAGTTGTATATGTTGGTGCTGGTGGAACTAACACTCTTACTGGTGGTTCTATTAAGTATGTCAATAATATTTCTGATGGACTACATTTCCGTGTAAGACATTCAAATCATGGTATGTACTCTAACTTAGATCATGTTGTTCTTTCTGGTGTAGAGGGTGATGTTAAACCTGAGAAAATAACAGCAACTATTGATTCTTCAAGTACAGATAATATAACTGTTACTAATGTCGGTATATTTACATCATTTGAAAATGTAGAAGTGAATACATCCAACCCAGGCTATGCCAAGATTGGAAGTGAGATTATCAGATATACAGGTGTAACTACTTCATCATCTTCTTTAAATAACATCACAAGATCTCTTGATGAAACTAAGGCTGGTGATTATTCTATCAATGATAAGATATTCAAGTATGAAATGAATGGTGTATCATTGAGAAGAATTAATACATCTCATAAGTTCTCAGAAACAGACTCTTCTACATATCCAATTGATGTAGACCATTACTGGTTGAAAGTTGGTATTTCAAGTCGTGGAATAGACAGAGCTACTGGAAATGCAGCTGGATTGCCTGAGTTGTTCTTTAACGAAACCAAATCAGGTGGTAGTTATGACCAACAATATGTACAGGTCAATACTCCATACGGCCCAATGGCAACACAAAACATTGCTTTCAATGTTGTTAGACCTAATGTCTCTACTTTACTTCCTGATGGAACAGACATACAAGCTAGAATGAGATCATTTAGTAGTAATAGTCCAGATGGAAATCTAGGTGCATTTGTGGATCAGGGATTTCAACCAGTATCACTTAACAGTAATAACGAACTAACTGCACCAAGATTAATTGCATCTAAAACAAATGAATTAGATAAGTTAATTGACTTCCCAGGCAGAAAATCATTCACATTACAGTGTTTCTTATCAACTGAGGATACTAAAGTAAGTCCTATGATTGACTTGGATAGAGTCAACATGATTACTATTATGGATAGACTCAACTCTAAGGTTTCAAATTATGCTACAGATCGTAGAGTCAACTCTCTCGACAGTGATCCAAGTGCAGCAATATATCTTTCTAAGATAGTAAATCTTGAGAAGGCTGCAGATGGTTTGAAGGTTATGTTTGATGCTTACAGACATTCTACTAACGATATTAGAGTGATGTACAGAGTATTCAGAATTGATGCTCCACCACAATATCAGTTATTTGAACTATTCCCAGGCTTCGATAACTTAGATAACTTAGGTAGAGTTATAGATCCAGCAAAGAGTAATGGAAAACCTGATAGAAGAATTCTATCATCATCAACGGCAGCTGATTACAAAGAATATGAGTTCAATGTAAAGAATCTTCCACAGTTCAACGGATTCCAGATCAAGATTGTCATGTCAGGAACTAACTTTGCTTATGTTCCTAAGATCCGTGACCTAAGAGCTATCGCATCTATCTAATGAAGTTAAAGGTCAAAGACAGTGGATCTCTTTACAGAGATGAAGAATCAGGAGCAATTCTAAATTGCTCTAATACTCAGTATGATGAATACCTCAAGTTGAAAGAACAGAAGATGAATGAGGTAAGTGAAATGGATAAATTAAAGGATGATGTTGATGAACTCAAGGATATGATGAAACTAATTTTAAGTAAATTAGATAAATAACTAAAACCCTTCTGACAGATGACAGCAAGAAGTATTAATCTAGTTTTAGATCAAGGTGTAGATTTTGAGGCAACTTTTACCGTCAGGAATGAAGATGCAAGTTCTTTAAATCTAACTGGTTACACTGGAGAAGCTAAAATAAAGAAACACCCTGCTGCAACAAAGTCAAATGCTTTTGTTGTTACATTCCCTAATAGGGTCAATGGGCAAATAAAAGTGGCTATGGCTAGTACAATTACTACTACTATAGAAGGTGGAAGGTATGTATATGATCTGGTTCTAACTTCGCCCAATGCGTATAAGACTAGACCGATACAAGGAAATGTTCTCGTAATTCCAGGCGTAACGTAATGGCAGATTATCTAGTAACGTTAAACGAACCTGGCAGTTACAATGTCGGTGTAGACTACGAGATTCCCTCGAAGTCGATTCAATATGGTAATATCATTATTGGTAAGACACCAGTACAAGATGGTTCTGAAACCACATTTTCCTTAAATGATCAGGGAGCACCATATACTCCCAATAATAATCAGCAACTTATTGTAACCAAAAATGGTCTTTTCTTAGACCCTGCAAATGATTACAATATATCTGGAAGTCAAGTTGTCTTTACAACTCCTCCAACTGTAAATGATGATATCGTAATGATTGCCCTTGCTGCAGCTGCAGACTTAACAAGGACTGTCAATTATGTTATTGATAGTGGAAGTCTTCCTATGCAAGTTGGTGATAAAGGTAAATTAACAATAGATGTCACTGGAGTCATAGAAAATATCAAAGTTTTATCTGATCAGACTGGTGATATAGTATTTGATATATCAAAGTGTACCTTTGCCGATTATCCTAATTTTAATAGCATAACTGCTGCTCAAAGAGTTCAACTAACGAATTCTGATAAATACTTTGATGATGTCCTAAATAATTGGACGACCACGATTACAGCTGGAGAAATCCTCCGATTTGACGTAATCAGTGTGAATAATATTAGAAGACTATTAGTCTCTCTAAAATTAAAATTATAAATAACAATAGTTCTTAACCAACTAGACCCCTAGAGGTAGTTTTTCAATGGCATTACTCGTTCCTAATATTGGTGAAATTGAGTCGCTACGTTATC